CATGACTCAAGCCGTAATGAGATTTAGACAAGGTGGCTTCATAGATCACCCAGACGACTACGAGGATGAAGAGTTGCCACAGCAACAAAGGACGTACTATTAATGACATTATTTAAATCGTTAATAAAAAGCATACTTGATAAACTTTTACCCAGCAGATTGGCTGTTGTACAGAAAGCTGAAATAACAGATATGTTGGTTGACATGCAAAAGCGTGTTGAGCAAGGCACAGAAAAAATAGACAATCAGATTCCTGTGTTACAAAAAATATTAAAAGACATTGAACGATTCGAAGACCCTCCTACTCCAAAAAGCACACTTACAAAAAAACTTGAAGAGTATGCTAAAAAAACAGGGGTCACTAAAGAGGAGGCTAAAGAGGCGTTGGTTGATTCTGCTAACGAGGCGTATCCACCAGGTAGTCCTAAAATAATAGACAGTGATGAAATGTTGGAGGCGTACATTGATACCAGAGAAAAAATGGGCATGAAACTAGATCTTCTTGAAGACATTATTGATCGAGTAGAGCTGTCACCAGAAGTTAAAAAGAAAATAGAGGATATTGCAAAAGCAAGAGATTATAAAAATATATTTGAAACAAAAGATACAAGAATCCCGGATCGCGATGCTTTGGAGTTTACAAAGTTTTCAACGGATAAAGAAGAGTCAGCTTTTGATCTAATTAGAAAAGGCATAGAAAAAGGACAAATAAAAGAAGTTCCATCAACTTATAAAGATTTAGGCAAAACTGATGTGGGTATAAAAAAACCTTCCGACATGTCCATAGCTGATGAGGTTGAAGAGGCTCTAAAAATAAACAAACAAAGACAAGCCGATCTCAAAGCTCTTGAAGATAAAATGGCTGATCCTAAAAATTTTAAAAAGATGACTAAGCCAGGAGGACTTGCAGATTTAATGCAAGAAGTTCAAGACGACAAAGTTATACCATTTAAAAAACCAGATAAGAAAGCCATGGGTGGTCGTGTTGGAATGCAGCTTGGTGGTGGCATCATGAAAGCGTTGATGTCGTTGATGAGAAAAGGTGATGAGAAACAAATCAAAGGCGTTATCAGAGATCCAAAAACAGATTTAGAAAGATTAAAAGATACAGATCCAAAACAGCCAACGATTAGAGAGATGGAAGATCTACCAGGCAAACTGGGCTACGATGAACGAAACAAAATGAAACTTCAAAAACTGGTAGAGAGAGAAAAAGTTAGAGCCATACTCGCTGATCAATTAGGGGTTGACCCAAAAGATATACCGGAAGAAAATATCGACATGGCTATAGCAGAGGGCATGGGTATGTTCTCACAAGGCGGTGGAGTTGGATCACTATTTAAAAGGAAGGCAAAATAATGGCAATCGAAAAATCATTACCTAATGTTAGAACAACGGCCACGGTGCCAAGTAAAAAAGAAGAACTTGAACAACTACAAGAACAACTTGCACAGCAGTCACAAGAGCCGATAGAAATTACAAGAACAGAAGATGGCGGGGCAGAAATAAATTTTGACCCACGCGCTATTGTTCCACAAGGTGGACAGAACCACGAAGAAAACTTAGCAGAGTTTTTAGACGACGATGTTTTAAAAGAAGTTGGCTCACAAGTTTTGGATAGCTACTCTGACTACAAATCATCAAGATCAGAGTGGGAGGACACATACGTCAAAGGACTCGATCTATTAGGTTTTAAATACGAGAACAGATCGGAGCCATTCCAAGGTGCATCTGGTGCAACACACCCAGTATTGGCTGAGGCTGTTACACAGTTCCAAGCACTCGCATACAAAGAATTATTACCAGCATCAGGACCGGTAAGAACACAGATCATTGGTAAGATCAGTCAAGAAAAAGAAGACCAATCAGAACGTGTCAAAGAATTTATGAATTATCAACTTATGGTTGAGATGAAAGAATACGAACCAGAGTTTGACCAGATGTTATTTAATTTACCATTATCAGGCTCTACATTTAAAAAAGTTTATTTTGATTCTATACTCAATCGTTGTGTTTCTAAATATGTGCCTGCAGAAGATTTGTATGTGCCATACGCTGCGACATCACTCGATGATGCAGAGTCTATTATTCATGCAATCAAAATGACAGGCAACGATGTTTTGAAATATCAACTGTCAGGATTTTATAAAGATGTTGACTTGGTTGACAGCTTGTACAACCCATCAGAAGTCAAAGAGAAAAAAGATAACATCAGCGGTTCGTCAACGAGCCAAGATGAAATATACACGCTCCTCGAAGCACATTGCGATTTAGATCTAGATGGCTTCAACGACATCGGTACAGACGGCGAGCCAACAGGGCTGAAGTTGCCATACATCGTGACCGTTGATGAGGGAACGGGGACCGTGCTTGCTATTCGAAGAAACTTCGACGCACAAGATCCAAGAAAAAAGAGAAGAGATTTCTTTGTGCATTTCAAATTCCTACCAGGACTAGGCTTCTACGGATTTGGCCTAATCCACATGATCGGCGGATTGTCTAGAACTGCAACTGCAGCACTTAGACAATTACTAGACGCCGGCACCTTGTCAAACTTACCAGCCGGATTCAAGATGCGAGGCATCAGAGTTCGTGACGAAGCTCAACCGTTGCAGCCGGGCGAGTTCCGTGACGTTGATGCCCCTGGAGGAAACCTCAGTGACGCTTTCATGCCGTTACCGTTTAAAGGTCCAAACCAAACATTACTACAACTCATGGACGTTGTTGTTGGAGCAGGACAAAGATTTGCATCGATTGCTGATATGCAAGTTGGTGATGGCAATCAAAGCGCAGCGGTCGGCACGACTGTTGCATTATTGGAGCGTGGATCGCGGGTTATGTCTGCAATACACAAAAGATTATACCAAGCGATGAAGTGTGAGTTTATGTTGCTCGCACAAACATTCAAAACATACATGCCACCTGTTTATCCATACGATGTAATCGGTGGCGCAAGACAAATTAAACAAACAGACTTTGACGACAAGATTGATATTGTGCCTGTAGCAGATCCAAACATCTTCTCACAGACACAAAGAATTACAGTTGCACAAACACAACTGCAACTTGCTATGTCTAATCCAAAAATGCACAACATGTATCAGGCGTATCGCGATATGTACGAAGCGTTGGGTGTAAAAGATGTGGATTTAATCTTGAAAAAGAAAAAACCTGTGCAGCCAATGGACCCTGCAATGGAAAACATGATGGCATTATCAGGAACAGAGTTCAAAGCATTCCCAGGACAAGACCACAAAGCGCACATGGATGCGCATTTAAGTTTTATGGGTACGATGATAGCAAGAACAAACCCACAAGTTTTAGGTTTATTACAAAAAAACATACTGGAACACATAACTTTGATGGGACAAGAGCAAGTTCAACTAGAATTTAAAGATGAAATGCAAGAATTACAGCAAATTACAGCTCAAATGCAACAAATGGGGCCTCCAAACCCACAAAATCCACAATTTGCGGTCATGCAACAACGAATTCAATCGCTAACACAGACAATGGAGTCAAGAAAAGCACAATTAATTGCTGAAATCATGGCAGAGTACCTAGAAGAAGAGAAAAAAGTGCTTAATCAGATCGATAATGACCCACTATTGAAGCTAAAAAGCGAAGAAGTACAATTAAAAGCAAAAGAAGAGGAAAGAAAGCGTGAAGAAGGCGAGTCAAAAGCTGAAATGGACGCTCTCAGACTCGTTTCTAACCGTCAAATTGCTGAAGATAAACTGCAACAAGACGACAATCATGCAAAACTTAGAGCATCTGTATCACTTGCAAAAGACGGCATAAAACAAATGAAAGCAACCATGGTGGAGCAAGAATGAACAATCCATTAATGCAACTTTATTTAAGAAACATGTTTTCGCTGGGTGGAGCAGCTCCTGGAGCTGGCACAACTGTTGGCGAGGGTGGTTTAGGTCCAGGTCCTAGTAATGGCAAAGGTGGAGGATTTGATGCAAGTCAACCTGATTTTGGACAAGAAAACGTTGGTCCACCAGACGCAGATAAAGATGATTCCGACCAAAAAGGGGGACTAAAAAGTCTTTTTACAAATGTCGTTAAAAACGTGTTTACGCCTGAGAATTTTACAAAACTTGGTTTAATGTCAATTAATCCCGCGTTTGGAGTGTTAAATACAGTTAGCGCTATAGCAAATGCTTTTGGAATTCCAACTGGCCCAGCACCAGATCCGGGTCCGGACAGAGCAGGGGGACCGCAACAACCTATCGCAATGACACCCACTGATACCACCGTGCCCGTTAATCCGGGAGATCCTTTTGCAGGTGACGCTATTAGAACTCAACGTTACAAAGATTTTATGCTTGCGGGTTACCCACCAGACATGGCAGAATATTTAGTAAATCAATTAATGTAATGGCTATATCAAGACAACAACTACCAAAAACAACTGACAGAAAACAAAAGAAAGTCAGTAAGGTAATGCGTGAATTTAAAAAAGGTAAATTAAACATTGGCAAAAGTAAGAAAAAGGTTAAGAATAGAAAGCAAGCCATAGCTATCGCACTTAACGAAGCTGGGATAAAACAGAAGAGGAGACGCAAATGATCCAATCAGTAAAAGAATGGTTAATGGAAAAGTGGGACAACACTTCCAAGAAAACCAAAATTATCGGTGCAGTAGTCATCGTAATTATCATCTTAGGAATAACTCTATAATCACATGATACTT